GCGACGGCCATCGGGTTAGGCCGTTCGTGCGGTGAGCTTGCCGAGTCGGCGGCGGCAGTTCGTCACCAGTTGCCCGTAGCACAGGATCTGTGCGTACGTGGCGTCCTGGTTCGGAGGCCGCATGAAACCCGTGGACGAGAACCACGTCGAGTTCGCCTTGGCGATCCAGAGGTGGCTGGAGTTGAGGAAGTACATCGGCGTGGTGTCGAACGTGTACCCCGAGGTCGCCGTGAGGGCGACATCGAACGTGACGGGAGCGCCACGGTAGAGCAGGTTCACGAACCCAGCGTCGGCTGTCTTCGGGTCGGAGTACCGCAACTGCGGCTGGAGCAGCGACTCGTACTTCTCCCACAGCGTTTGCGTGGTGAGGATGAAGTCGGGCGTGTCGTTGCCACCCTTGGCGATGGTGTTCCACGCAGTGGACATCGCGCCGATGGTGAGCGGGACTGCCGTCGAGTCCTCGTACGAGGCCCAGTTGGCGTGGACCGTCTGGTCGAGGCCACCGATGGTGCCCGTGGAGTCCACGATGGCACCGATGCCCGTGAAGGCACCCGTCGGACCCGTGACCGAGAGGAAGGTCGTGTTGAGCAGGTTGCTCAGCGACTCTTCCGCCTGCATGGTCTTCGCCTTGAGCAGGTCGATGTTCTGCGCCGCACCCGAGTTCTGGAACTTCTCCAGACCTGCGATGGCGATGCTGACGGCTGCCTGCTTCCACAGGTACTCAGCCGCAGTGATGCCATCCTGCGGGGTGGTCGGGACAGTGTCGTACATCGAGTAGAACCCCGCAGTGGAGTTCGTGCCCTCGATGATCGGAACCACGATGCGTGCGCCGCCGTCGTAGCCCTTGATGCTGCCCTTGCGCTGCAGCCACTCCAGGAGGGGCCGCTTGTTGAAGACGTTGTTCTCCAACGTCGGGAGGAACTTGTAAAGCGTGGTCGACAGAAGACTGTCGTACGCCAAGGACGTGGTGTCCACCATTGTGGTGTGTCTCCTGGGGAGAGGCCCTTAGGCCGTCGTTGGTTGTCCGAGGAAGATTAGGCGTTCAACTCGGCTTGCGCCGCCTCGAAAGCCTCTTCGATGGAGGGGTGAGTGCTGCCCGCACCTGGGACAAGAACGCCAGCCTGCACAGGGTGCCCGCCCGCAACGGGGGGTAGTGCCTGCTTGCGGCCCGCCGTCGCACGGCGGCTCGCTGCTTGCTGCGCAGCCTCGAAGGACATTGCCCTGAACGCTGCGTCCAAAGAGCCGATGTCGTTCTGGATTGCGTACTCGATCAGAGCCTGGTCGAAGGTCGTGGTGTCGGCCAGGTTGACCCCGTACCGTGCACGCACACCGTTGAGTTCAGCCTCAATCGCTGCGGTCTGTTCCCGCTCCACCTGCTGTTGCATGAACTGCTCAACGCGCTGCCAACGCTCGTCGTCTGCAGGTGCCGTCGGAGCCCCTTCGGCCAAGAAGTCCTCGAACGGGTCCGCTTCCGCATTTGCCGTGCGCTGCGCTTCCGCTGCGGCTGCCTGTGCTGGCGTCAGCTTGAAGCCGTACGCCGTGGCAATCGCTTCGATTGTGGCTTGGGGGTTGTTCTCGATGGCGTCCCACAACTGCTGGGCACGCGCTGTCTGCTCACGCTCAGACGCCAGCGCCTGGGTCTTGCGAGTGTAGTCAGCTTGACGCTGGTACCCCGCAATCGCCTCTTCGGCCGTGACCTCGAACTGCTCGCCGTCCACCGTCACGGTGAACGTCGGCATCGCCGTCCCGACTTCGGGTGCCGCCTCGGGAGCTTGTTCCGCTGGGTCCGTTACTGGCGCTTCGGGGGCGACAGGTGCGGTGGGGGCGGAGGCTTCCTCGACAGGAAGGCTGGTGTCGTACTCTTGCTCGGGCATGGAATCCTCAGGGGTTGTTCCGCTCGTCTTGAGTTGTCAACGGGGGCAAACCCCCGTCATGGATAGGTACGAAGTGTCCCGTCTAGCGGCTTTCCTGGTCTTCTTGCGCCATCAGAAGGGAGTCGATCTGGCTCGTGAGTGACTCGTTGTGTGCCTTGAGGGCGTCGACCTCAGCCCGCGCCTCATCTCGCTCCACGAGTAACTCAGCGATGTTGACCGCCAACGCCACGAATGCCTGCCTGTTCTCCATGCTCGCTCCTACGGGGATGGTTGGGTGGGACGTACTGCGATGTCTCGGGTCTGCACCTCGATGGTGCCGTTGATCCACGGCGGGTCGTTGTCGAGAACGACACCGTCCACCGTGATGATGGCCCGCTGCTGGATGGCGTGTTGTAGTGCGGGCAGCGTGCGAGGATCAGTGACGGCCGCAAGACTCTGCGCCACCTGCGGGTCCACAACACAGAAGTGTTCCTTTCCCTCGGTGTCAAGCAGTGCAACGATCACGTGAGTCCCGTCCGTGGAGAGTTCCCCGACGGGTGCGATGAGGGCTTCTCCGCCCAGGTCAAGTCCCATTATGCCGCCTCGTACATGAAGAAGAAGGTGAGAACGTCACCACTGGCACCCTGCGGGCCAGGAAGTTGGGCATCACCCAACTCGTAGCTAACGGCCTCTGACCCAAAGTGGATCGGAAAGAACTGAAAGAAGCTGCCATCTGAGTTGTTCTGCACCCAAAACTTGCTACGTTCGCCAGTCGACGCGTCGAAGAAGGTTCCCGTTCCCGCCGCTGGGTTGATGCTTGCGCCGTTGTAGAACCCTGTCACTGGCATGGTGGCCCTGATGGGGCTGTTGGCCGTGCCCGTGCTTCCCAGCACACACCGCACCACCCCCACCACGGTCTTACCGAACTGCATGTAGCGACTGTTGTTACTGGTCAACGTAAAGGTAGCACCCTGCGTCACGGTCGGTGTGTACGCCGTCCACGCTGGAAAGAGGTCTGTTCTCGCCTGTGCGGGCGTGCGTGAGATCCACGCGCTCGACTTGACCTGCATGAAGTTGTCATTGGCGGAGACTGCGGGAGCCATCTGCTGCCACAACTGTTCGGTGCGCGGTGGCGTCTTCCCGAGAATGTGCCACAGTCCCGTCGAAGACGCGTACTGCATGTGGAAGGCTTCACCGAGGGCGGTCAGCGTGGCGCTAGTGGCCCCGCCCGACACGCTAAAAACGTCAGTCCCCGCGGTGTTGATCGTGACGGCATTGGTGCCCCCCTGCGCCACCATCCTGACCTCAACTACCGTCCTGTCGGCGGGAGCATTCGGGAGGGTGACAGTCACGGCATTCGAGGCTGTGCTGACGGGTATGAACTCGTTGGCACCAGCGGAGTAGGTGGTTGCCGTCTTCGTTGCGGTCGGCGTCATCGACCGCTGGTACCTACTTGTGAGCGTGACTGCGCCCGTGAGTCCGTCAACCGACGTGACTCCACCACCACCCGTTACGTCGGGATACCAGGTAACGCCTGCATCGTCCGACTTGAGGACGACAACGTGCATCGCATCGCCCTCACGGTATGTGTTCAATGTCATGGTGTGGCCTGCCAGGTCACGCCTGCATCGCTGCTTTCGAGCGTCGTCATCACCGAAACCTGCGTGCTCATCGGGGCTGCCAGTGCGGCGTTACCGCCGCGCGGATACCAGGTCAGCCCACCATCATCACTGACCATCACGATAGCCTTGAAGGCGTCCCGCTCCCCGTATGTGTTCACGTCAACTCACCCAAGGGTGGGGCATCGCAGAGCCACTGTTGTCGATCTCGTGGCCGTCGTGTGCGCCTTCGGCGTCCATCGTGTTCTTGTTGCGCTTCTTCTTCCAGTCCGCAAAGTCCTGGGCAGGGTTAGCGACCTGGACGTTCACGTTGATCGGACGAGAAGCGTTCGCTTCGAGGACACTGAGCACCCGCTCTAGAAGCTGGTTGCTATCCACTGGGCACCTCTTGCGCCGCGGGCGGCGGGTTCTGCATAGCGTCCTGCAGTGCAAGCTGCTGGTCGGGTGGCGGCGGCGGGCCGCCCTGCGGCATGGCAGCGGGCAGGCCGTTGTCGGTATTCTGCTCGATGGGGGCCGACCCACCCGTCTGCGATGGCGTGAAGCCCGCCTGGGCTTCCACCTGGCGCTGGATGTCGGGCGGCAGGTCCCTGTAGTTCAGGGACTCGATGATCTTCTGTGCGGGCGGCTGCTCGGGCGGCGGCTGCTTCGGCATGAACTGGTCGGGGTTCTTGACCCCGTACCCCTCGCGTAGCACGTACGTGACCATCGCGGTCGGGTCCAGGATGCCCTGCTCGATGAACGGCTGCATCGTGGCGAACAGTTCGAGCGCCTGCTGGCGCTTGAAGTTCTCGTCCTTCGGCTGTGTCGACCCCGCCTCGACCTCGAAGTCGAACTCGCCCTGGATGTTCTCGGGCGTGAAGTTCGCCCAACTGACCTGGCCGTTGCCACCAACGATCTTGGCGGCTTCCTCCTGCGTCATGTACATCTGCGCGAGTTGGATGACAGCCTCTGCGATCTCGGCCATGAAGACCTCGACCTGTGCCAGTTTGTCCGAAACGCGTGCGTTTGTCGCACTGTTCAGCATCTGCGCTTCGGTGGCGGTACGACGCGTCTCGGGCGCACTGCCACGCTGGAACTCTGTCACCCCACTCACGAGTTCGAGGTCGCTCTCGATTGTCTCGGAGTACGAGTACATCTGTGCGTCCAGCGGCACCTGCTGCAGCGGCTGAACGAGACGCTGCAGGTCCTCGTCGCCATCGACGGGGATCATGCGCCCATCTTCGCTGGAACTGAGGGCCGACATGCCGTCGGCCGTGAACTTGTCCCGCAAGAAGAGGTACGCGCGCTGGTACCGCTTGCGGTGGTTCATCATGTCGGAGCGAACGCCGTTCAGTTCGTACTGAATCGGCTCGATCTGCTCGACATCCCCGATGGGGTAGAACTGGTCGGTGACCTCGTAGTTCGGCAGCAGGAAGAACGGGTGGCCGAACGGGTACGGGTTGTCCGTGGGCTTGAGCAGGAACCGCTTCGCGCCTTCTGCGTAGATGCAGTAGAACTCGTGCTGGATGTCCCAGTATTCCCAAATCGTGACGCGCCTGATGTCGTCGTTGGCCTTCTCTTGCTCGCCAGTCAGGTCGTCGTCACGCCACCGTGCGTTGGTGGCCATGTCGGCCTTGAGGTCGTTGCGTGCGGCCTTGTCGTACCGCTCGTCCGCCTTGACGGCCTCGATGGGCAGCACGATGCGCTGCGCAATCCACTTGAGGTCGGTCGGGCAGGTCGCTTCGGGGTCGATGAACAGGTCGAAAGGAGACACTCGCTCCACGAACGGGCAGTCGACCTCGGGCTCGAAGACTTGCGTCTCGACCGAGTCGTAGATGTCCTCATCGGTGGGAAGCTGGGCGGCGATGGCGGGGTTGGCGTACGCCGCCTGCTCGGCCTGCTGCTGCAGGCCCTGGTACTGCGCCTGCTGTTCCTCGGGTGTGGTCGGGCGCGCCTTCTCCGAGTAGCGCCAGCCCACCTTCACCCACCCGTGCCCGAGGGTGATCGAGTCCTTCACTGCCCGCTTGATGTCGAGCTTCCAGTTGAAGTGCCTCCACCAGTAGTTGATGGCGGCTTCGCAGGTCATCGCGTTCTGCTCTTGGTCCTGCGTGCGGGCGTTGACCGTGATCTTCGGGTCGTTGACTGCGATGGACGGCACGATCACGTTCACCGTCGAGAAGACGATGTTGATGACGATGCGGTCATCCTTCGTGATGCCCTGCAGTTGCTTGCCCTTGTACAACTCGATGAGACGCTTCCACGTCTTGTCGAACTTGTCAGCCCGCCACTTCTTGCTGATCTTGCACCGCTGCGCGTAGCAGACGAGAAGTTCCTTCTGCGTCTTGCCCGTGCGCGTGTACGGCTTCTCGCCGTCGCTACTGGCGTTGTCGTATCCAGGCCAGTACGAGGCTACCGTGGGCAGCCCGCCCGTGTCCAGTCCGTATTCGCTCACTTGCGGTCCTTGATCGGGCGGCAGACAGGCTTGGTGATGGAGAGGCCCATCATCGCAGCGACTGGCGTCGGCAGCTTGTGGTCATCGAAAGGCTCTTTGCAGGTGGGGCAGAGCCCACCCTGGTCGCTCATTCTGCGGCCAGTTCGGAATAGGGGCGCATCTTCGAGCGCGGCCCCACGTATTCGGGCGGTTCGTTGCCGTACTTCTTCGCGTTAGCCATGATCTCGGCCTGGCGCTCACGGAGCGTCCCCTCATCCCCGTGGAAGTCGCTGCGGCCAGCAGTGAACTGCAGGCCAACCGACTTCACCTTCTCGCCAAACTCAAGTTCTCGTTGAGTTAGGCCAGGGCACTTGAGCATGCCGTGATGTTGAATGTGGTCGCAGGGGTCCATCACTCTCCAGTACAAAGCGTCCCGTCAGCGGACGTTGAACGAGCCGATAGGGCCAGTGTCCGACATCTGACGGGCGTGTTCCTTGGCCTGGCGGTCCCACCACGCCATCGTGCCCCACGGCGCTTCTGCGCCACGATCCCGCATCGGGGCGGTCACGTAGTCCAGCATCTGGACCGCCACTGCGAGGCTCATCGTACGGTCATCGAAGGGCGATCCCCGCAGGCGGCCGTACTCGTCCCGCACGAACGTGCGCAACTCGGCAATCGTGGGGGCATCGGGAATGCCCAACGTCCCTTCCGTGATGCCCATGCTCAGTGCATCGAGCATGAGCGGGCGGGTGCGCTTCGTTGTCGCCCACCCGATCTTGTTCGTCACCTTCTTGGTGCGCTCGTCCACGATGCGCGCGTAGAAGATGTTGCTGTAGTTGTACCAGTCCTTGAGGTACTTGCAGGTGGTCAGCCCGTGGTTATTCGACTCCACGCCGACGAGGGCTGTGTTGTAGAACCAGCCGAGGTCAGCAACCACCCCAGCGAACTTCTCGGGTGCGATGTGGCCGTGCCACACTGCCACAACCTCACGGGTGCGCCACCTGATGACATGCGCAACAGAGTAATCCCCATGCGCAAGTCCTTCGGCCACGTCAGCACCAACAACGTATGTGTCGAGGGCTTCTGGCATCTCGAAGATCCTGAGTTTGCCACCAGGACCCTCGGTGAACGTGACGAAGTCACCCTTCTCCAGCCACCCACAGGTCGGCTCCTTCGTGTCGATCACCGCCAGCTTGTCGGTATCGAAGTACGGGTTACCTGACTTGATGAACGCCTCTTCGGGCGTGGACGGGTACTCCTGCGCTAGCTGCCAGGGCGGGAGCGTACGCTTCTTCGTCGCATACCAATCGGCGTTACGGTCGCCTCGCGCGTGCCAAGGCTCGAACAGCGTCTTGAAGTCGTTGTGACCCAGTTCTGCTTCGATCCAGGTGGTATGGAAGAAGTTACCACTTCCATTGGCGGTTGATAGGCCGATAATGCGGCCTCCAACGTCAGCGATGGGCTCAATCGACGCCCACGCCTCGTCAGGGTCCTCCAAGAACGCCCATTCGTCCACAATGACCAAGTATGCGCTACGCCCACGAGCAGGGTCCTTCTTCGAGGGGAGGCTCTCCACCGCAGAACCGTTGTCGAACTCCAGGATCGACATATTGTCGGTCATCTTCGCGGGACCCCGCCGCAGTAGCCAGGCGGGGAGACGCTTGAAACCGTACTTCGCCATCTTGAGGATGTTCGCGGCCTCGCGCTCACCCTTCGACAAGAAGATGACGAGCCTGTCGGGATGGAAGAACGCCAGCCAGAACGCGTAGCCAGCCACCAACGTCGTCCACCCAATCTGGCGGGACTTGAGGGTGATAATCATGCGCGTCGACATGAACACTTCGAGCGCATCCGACTGGGCGGGGAAGAGATCGAAGAGGATCGCACCCCGCTCAGGGTGCTGGATGTACCACACCTCCTGGAAGAAGGCGACAGGGTCGTCCCTGTACTTGCGGTACTTGATCTCTTCGAGAAGAGAAGTCGTCACGGCTTCGCAGTCGGCGGCTTCGCCAGCCACCCAGCCCAGAACTGCTGCTCACGCAGCCACGGAGAAGTCGCATCCACCGTCACGCCCAAGTGCGTGCCTGCCGCAACGAACGCGTCGTCCCGCGCGGTGCCTGTAGGGATGGGGGAGACAGACTCGGAGTTGAGCCAGAAGTACGCCTCGTCCCCGCACCCGTTCGGATTCAGGTGGTTGACCTGGTAGAGCTTGAGGGCCGCCTCGCGGTCGTCAGGCGTGTAGTGAGTGCTCACTGAGAATCTCCTTGGCCAGTTCGGCCAGTTGCTCGTCCGACATGTCCTCGTAGCCACCCTTGCCAGCGGTGCCCTCACGAGGCATGATCTTGTCGACGTGGTCCAGATACAGCTTGCTGGCCTGCACGTCGCCAGCCTTCGCCTTGTTGAACAGCGCGTTCATCACTTCCTGAACCCGCTCGGGGCTCATGTTCAGCGAATCGGCACGGTCCCTGATCGCCCAACGGACACGATCATCGTGCTCCCAGTCCGTTAGAGTCTTACGGTTGAACCCGTGTTCCTCAGCCCACGCCGCCTTCGTGCGCGGCTGCCGCAACTGCTCAGGAGTCACCAGCCACTCGACATACTCCAGCACGTAGTCGGGCGGCTTACCGCCCTCCCACGCACCAGGAACCTTCATGTTGCTCATGTGACCTCTTGGGACAGGCGGCGGGGGGCGCTGGGAGGGAGCGAAGCAGCGCCACACCCCGCCAGGCCCGTCACAACAGAAGGGTAAAGTGTCCCGTACGGGACAGTTAGGGCCTTACCATAGATGGAACCTTGCCCCAGTTGCGGAAGCACCGAAGAACCGAAGTTCAGCAGCGAGAGCGCGTGGTGCGCTCCGTGCACTTACGAGGTCTTGGCCGACCAGCGGCGTGAGGACACCATCCGAATGCAACCCCAGGTGTTCCATGCTTGAGGTCGCAATCATCGGGAGCGTCGGGATCATCCTGATCGCCCTCATCAACGGAATCGGGAAAGCACCCAACTCGTAGAACTGCCTGTCTCCCAAGCAAGAGAAGCTCTCGCGGTCAATCCCCTGGGGAGGCCAAGCGCCCAAAGCGTTGGCCGAACGAGACACTCTGAAAAAACCACGGTGCCACAGCTTGGTAGGAGGACGGGCGGGCGGAGGTGAAGTCACCTCCCTCCCCAGGTAGACCACCCTGCAGGTGATCCACTAAGGATCACCTAACTTCTTCCGATTTTCTGTTTCGCATTTGCGTTCAGACGGTAACAGAAGTAATGGTTCGCAGGGGGCACCCCCCCTACAGGGGGGTGGCCGCTGCCTACGTCGAGCAAAGCTCGACTCAGTCAGCCTCCACGCCCCCCAGGGCGGGGAGGATGCTACCCTACTCACAAGACAGTGGTCACACTGTCTCCCCAGTAGGTGGGCACTGCGGAACGCAGTGCTCAACTGCTCCACCACTTCTGGGAGACAGGTGATAGCGTAGCTCGGAGAGCAAGCTAGCGCATGCATCCCGTAGTGTCTGCCGTGGCTGACCTGGCGGGGCGTCGGCCCTTTGGGCCGCCCCGCCTGGGGTGGTCCATTCGATAGCACACCGAGTGTGTGCGTGAGATTGGAGTACAGCTATGGCAGTTGCGAAGCGCACGCGTCAGGCTCCGCCGAAGGCGGAAGCCGCAACGCAAGCGAGCACGTTCACCAACCTGGTCGACCTTGGCGACCGCTGGTTGGTGAAAGTGTACGTGAGCGGAGTGCAACTCCGCACTCTCGTCGGTCGGAAGATCGTCGGAATCGCCCCCCACCCGCAGGGTGGCGGGCGTTCCGTCCCGACCTACGATGTCGAGCAGCACGGCTGGCTCGACAAGTGGTTCGCCTTCGAGGTCCCGAAGGCGGAAGGGGTCTACGACCTCTCCGCTCGGGCCGTCGATGATGACACCGACGAGGTGCACATCGAGTCGACCCAGGTGCTGGTCGAGAAGTCCGCCGAAGGCGTCTTCTCGATCCGCAAGCTGGGCTACGGCGAGATGATCGAGCACTTCGGTGGTCAGCGCCTCAAGCGAGGCGCTGACGGTGCGCTCACTGAGGTGAGCGCACAGGCCGAGAGCTTCTAGCTCTCGGCGGGAGAGGGGCGGCGCAAGCCGCCTCTCTCCCTTTTTTTGTACCTCCACGCTAGTGATTGGTAGGGGGCAAGGTGTCCATCAACAAGAAAGCGAGTCAGCCATGATGAAGCGTCGGAAGAACCGCGGTCTGCCGCTGGCAGAGCGCACGATCAACAACGAGCCCGCGTTGAAGGTCACACGGAAGGTGTGGCCTCACTTGCAGCCCGAGTATGACGACTGTCGTACGGATGCGGACGGCAACCTCATCCTGTCTCCCCAAGCTCTGCTTCGGGAGCACAGGGGCTGGTAGTAGCTCTCGTGGGGGTTGGCATGCGCAAGCATGCCAGCCCTCACTTTCATTTGTACCTACCGCGAGTAGTGGGTAGGGGTCAAGGCGTCCAATCCCAGCGAGTACAGTATGACCTTGCGGCCTGGCTTCCTTCGGGCCAGGCCGCTTGGTCTGTTCCTTCCACAGCAACCCTCACGGGTTTCAACCACAGGAGAGCGCAATGCAGAAGTACAGGCCAGTGTCAGTGTTCCTCGGTATTCACCAGTACCACGCGTTGCGTGTCCTGGCGGAAGCCACACGGAAGGTCACGAACCCTGCGCAGCAGGCGTTCAGTGTCTCGAAGCTGGTCCGCCTCGCAGTGACGAGGCTGATCCAGGACCTCGAAGAGTGGGACGACGCAGTGAAGTACCTGCAGTCGGCTCACAAGCCGATGCGGGAGGCGAGGCCGACGTTGAATGGCCTCGCGCGTGCGGTCGAGCAGTCCGAGAGTGCGTGATGGCTCTCGATCCGAACGGCCCTGCTCTCGGCTGGAAGAGGCAGGAGATCGTTGTCGACATGCCTGACCACTGGACGTGGTCGGATGTCCAGCAGGCAATCATCGCGAAGCTCAACCGCGATGAGGGTCGCAAGCAGGCCGACATGGCGGATCACAGTCCGTTCGGTCTGGGTACCGAGTGAGCAGGGAGAGGGCAGGGCTTCGGCCCTGCTCTCTCTCATTTTTCAGCCAGTAAGTGGTAGCGATGAAGGTGTCCAAATGAAGGGAGAGTGCAATGTCGCTAGAGACGTTGTGTGCTCTGCTGGGGATCTCCGCTCAGAGCACTGCAGAAGCCCTCAAGCTCGAAGCGTGGGGGTGGCCTCGGGGAGACATCATCGAGGATGTGGCCGAACTCAAGTCGAAGCTGATCGACAGGAGTCAGGTCCATGTCTAACACCCAGTCGTCCTCGACCGACAAGGTTGTCGAGGTGGAGCGGGCTTCGCACCACGAGCAGTGGTCGGCCGCAAAGTCGGTTGTGTTCATCGTCATCACCGCGTTGCTTTTGTTCACGCTCCTGGCGGGATGCCAGCAGGTCCAGCGAGTTCGTATCGGTACTGCGATCCACAAGTCATGTCAGGAAGACATGCCGTGTTGGGACTGCCACACAATGGGTAATCATATCTGTGGCACGCCGCGTCTGTGTACTGCGCAGAACAGCGAGGCTCCGTGTGTCGCCAACGGCGACAACGAGCCAACATGTCGTAAGGAAGAGTTCAACATTCACACTGGACAGTGTGAGTTCACCAACGAAGGGAGCAAGTGAGTGGATCAGGACCTCAAGTACAGGGTGCTCGACGCGTTGCGTTGCGGTGACTACGTGCAGACCGAGGGTACGTTGAAGCACGTACAAGTCGAGAAGACGGAGTCCCACGAGGGCAACGTGACGTTCGCCACCACGAAGGTCGAGGCGAAGCACTGCTGCCTCGGAGTTGTGGGTGAGTTGGCTGCGAAGAAGTGGGCGGGCACTCCGCTGGCCAACTTCTTCAAGGTCGAAGACATCCCCGAATATGAGACAGAGGGTAAGAACCTCTGCATCGGCGGTGCAACGGGCAAGTTCTCCATCGAGCAGTTGGAGAAGCTGGGGATGCACACCTTCGTACAGCGCATCCTCATCGCCCTCAACGACGGCGGCGTGACGTTCGACCAAATCTCCAGGATCTTCTCGGACCTGGTCGAGCTTGGCGACATCGCCACGCGCAAGGAGACGGAGATCGGCAGGCTCTGCGACCGCATCGCCGTCCTGCAAGAGCAGTTGGACTGATGGCAACGGACCTGGTTCGCCATCTGCAGGACCAGGGACCGTTCCAGTTGGTGGACCTCCAGTCGGCGCGGGACTGTTACAGGCAGTTCCGCGTCGACCAGGGGGCTCCCCCGACCAAGGGGCAAGTCCCTCAACTGCTCACACCGCCAACGGCGAATGCGAAGCTCGGTAAGGGCCTCAAGAACGGCATCTTCGAGTTCGGACTCTCGTTGGCCCCTGCGATGCTCTCGATCTTGTGGAACATTTGCAGGTTCAGTACAGCGAACTGTCGTAAGGGATGTGTGGCCTATGCTGGCCACGGTGAGATGCCGTGGGTCATCAAGGCCCGCGTCATCAAGACTCTGTTCTTGGCAGAGCACCCAGCGGAGTTCCTCACATTGCTCGTGTACGAGTTGCAGAAGGTGTGGGACAAGTACGGCGTCGATGCTCGCGTGCGGCTCAACAACTTCTCAGACATTCCGTGGGAGACGATCTACGTCACCCCTCACGGGGTGGAAGTACAGCAACAGCGTGCGATCACACTCTTCGAGATGTTCCCGCGTCTGCGCTTCTACGACTACACCAAGTGGGGTATCCGCGCTATGGATGCCAACCTCGGTGCCTTCGAGTGGCCTGGCAACTATCGTCTCACGTACAGCGCAAGCGAGAAGACGACGAACGAAGGTATCGTTCGTCAAGCGTTGCAAGGCGTGAACACAGCCGTTCTGTTCGACGTGCCTGTTGGTCAACCACTACCTGGTATCTGGCAAGGTGTCCAGGTGATCGACGGTGACCTGCACGACGACAGATGGCTGGACCCTAGCTATGTCATCGTTGGTCTGAGAGCCAAAGGTCGCATGCGCAAGGGCAAATGGGACATGGTAAGGAAAGTCCACACAGGGTGACCTCTGCGCCCTGGCTTCCTTCGGGCCAGGGCGCTTGCTCGGTTCCACAACAACAGAAAGGAGACACTTATCATGGGTGTCACAGTGAAGAGACAGGACCCGAAGCCGTCAGTCGAACCCATCGAGACGGTAACGCTCGCTGGCCCGAGTGGGCGCAGCGTCGTCGTTCGTCCCGTCTCGAATGGAAGGTCGAACGTGCGAACGGTCGAGCTTCACAGCAGCTTCAGCATGGAGGCTAAATGGGCGGCAACGCTCGGTGACCTCCGCTCGTTCGGACAGGCGCTCATCGACATCGCGGACGGTAAGTGATGGGAGAACTCACCGAAAGCCTCATCAACAGCGGTAGTTTCGGGACGAACTATCCTCTGCGAGTCGCCCTCGGCGTCTCGTGGCTGGACAGAGTCCACAAGGGATGGGACGAGGAAGTCGATCTCTCCACTCTCGATCTGGCATCGTCCTGTAACTGCGTCCTCGGACAGATCGTGACCAACCAAGCCGAACGCTACGAGGATGACGAAGAGTTGGGCGAGAAGGCCCTCGACATCAAGGACATGGCGTTCGATGCTCTCTGCGACGGCGATCCTACCTGGCTGGAAGGCATCAACGGCTTGCCGTCGATGATCCTCAGCGAGCAGGAAGCACGGGAACTGGGCTTCCACACGCTCACGTTCAAGACAGAAGAATGGGTCGCGTTGACGGCTGAGTGGCGACGAGTGATCGAAGCTCGCCGTGGGACGTGACGCAAGCGTCTCAATGGGCATCAATGTTCCCGATTTCGTCGGGAACAAAGATGTCTATGATGCTCTCGACAAGTCAGTGAAATCCCTCGAAGAAAGCCACATCGACGTGCACGATATCGCCGTTGATGGGCTCGATTCACCCCCAACAATGCCCGAAGAGGGCGGAGAGGAAGCCGTCTAATGGCGGTCAACGTCAAGCGAAAGGAGCCCACGGAGGCTCCGCCCGCCAAGGAAGTCGTCGTCGCTGGCAATGCCAGTGGCCGCGGCTTCAGGTTCTATAAGTCAGGTAGTTCATTCATCTTCAGTGGCATCGGTGCGTTCGGTGACACCGTACTCTCCGATGCTCGCGGTGGATGGACTCTCAGGCTTCGCCGCAACGAGGCTCTGGACCTCATCCAGGCCCTCACGGAAGTGGTGACGGCATGAGCGTCAACATCCAGCGAAGCGTTCCTGAACCACCGCCGATCAACCCGATCACCAACATCGAGTTGAAGTCGGAGGGCGGGAGCGGGAGCTTCATTACGGCGAGGGTACGTGCAACGAACCCCAAACGACAGATCGCATTCAATGGCGATTTCGGTAAAGGACCCTCGACACTCGACAACCTGAATGTCTCATTCGAGACAGCACGACAGTTCGCAGAAGCGATCCTCGCACTCTGCGAACAGGAAGGACACTGATGGGAGAGCGCAACGGAGTCATCGGCGGCGTCAGCAACATCGTCGCCGTCGAGTTCAAGCCCTGGTGGGAAGGCGTACAGGGAACAGTCGACGTGATCCACGTCGATGGCAGAACCCTGTCTCCCCGCGAGGCATTCGAGTTGACACTCGACTGGCAGGTGGTCGAGCGTCCGATGTTCGTGGATGTGGGCATTGACGACGAGCCCCAGAAGCTCGTCACGGTGCCCAACAAGAAGGCGCTGGTCCGAACGGACACGCGCTTCATCCTCGGAGATCACTCCGACTCGTACGGACTCATCCAGAACGAGATCATGTGCGAGTTCATGGAAGCCATCAAGATCGTCGGCAACGACGTGGAGATGGTGTCCAGCGGAGAGTTGTTCGGCGGTCCCGTCGTTTGGATGCTTGCCAAGCTCGGCACGGACAAGCACTTCATCGACCGTGGCGAGCGTCTCGCTCGCTACTTCGCCGTCAGCAACTCGTTCGACGGCTCTGCGAAGTTCCGCTGCACTCCGACCGACACCAGGATCGAGTGCATGAACACCTTCGCGATGCACCTCGGGGAGACAGCGGACATCGAGTTGCGGCACACATCCAAGGTGGATGAGCGGCTGGCTCTCGCGAAGCTGACCATCGACGCCCTCTACGCACACAGTGCGGAGTTGGACGCCGAGATCGAGCAGCTTCTGAGCATGCCGTTTGCCGACAGCGAGTACGAGCGTCTCGTGGTCGCTGACCTCAATCCGAAGCCTGCCGTCGAGGATGGCATCGCCATCCCGCCGCGCAAGCTGACGAACTGGATGAACCGCCAGGAGGCGTTCCTGAACGCCTACAAGCGGCCCGACCAGGAGAACATCAAGGGTACGGCGTGGGGAGCCATCATGGCTGTCAACTCGTACGAGAACTGGGCGCAGCGCATCAAGAAGGGCTCGCGTTCGGAGAACCAGGCAGTGAAGGCACTGCGTGGCAACTACCCGCTGACGGCGCGTGCCCGTCAGTTGGTCACCAACTAGTACAGCGACACTCTCGGGGTGGGGCAGTCGGCCCCACCCCACCATCCCTTGAAAGGGGAACAGCAATGACTGTGAAGACTGTCGAGGCGGCGAAGCGCCGCCTCAAGCAGATCGAGGCTGCCACCTGGATCTTCACCCACGCGGTGGGCCTTATGGAGGTCGACGGCTGGTTCGGTCGCGGTCCTGACCACGCTGGTCTGTCCAAGTGCACGGTACTGATGCCCAACGGCTCGGGCGGCACGTACGAAGAGGATGTCTGCTTCAACGGCGGAGCCGTCTGCGCAGGCATCGCCATCGACTTCGCTGCCCAGCGTTACGCAGCGCCACGCCGATGGAACAAGACCAAGGTCAAGGACCTGGCCTACAGGCACCTCGACCTGTTCCAGACCCTCAACGGGCGTGAGCCCAACAGCGGCCTCTTCCGCGGCATCGCGACGTGGAACGACTACGAGGTCACGAACTACGAGGACATGAAGGAAGCGTTCGGCACGGCCCTCAAGGCACTCACCAGGGAGAAGGCCGACCTCATCGTCGCCTTCTTCCCGAAGGCGGGTAACTGGGTCGCCCAGCGGACCGTCACCTGATGGTTGGGCGGGTTGAGGTCTACTTCAACCTGCACAAGCGTTGCTTCTCGATCAGGCAACGGGGTCGAGTAATCGACCACCGTCAACTGGTCGTCCTGTCGGGCTGCACCTTCGTGGTGCAGCCCGCAGGGCAACGTCGGGTGAGGGAGACTGGAGTCAAGAACGTCCACGCTTTCGTGAGAGGCACCCTCGAACCCAGCGATGACTTGGAGTACAGCGGACTACTCCATCGTGTGCGATATAATCCTTTCGTGAGCGACACGTTCTTCATCCTTGACGGCAAGAAAGAGGTAGCGGTCAAGGTGTCCGATCAGGTCATGCTCACAATCACACCGCATCGCACACCCGTCATGTGGGGGATCAACTGTGGTGAACAGCAGCAGTAAAGAGATCCGTCGCCTCATCAAGCAGTGCGAGGACGAAGGATTGGAAGTGAAGGACTGCGGTAGTGGCCACTTCAAGATCATCGGAAAGGGGTTCGTAGTGACGGTCAGTCAGACGCCGAAGAACGCGTTCACCTGCGTCAAGCAGGCGAAGCGTGATCTACGAAGGCACGGAGTGGTGCTGTGAATCGGGATGGGTGGATCGAAGTTGATGCTGCCCATGATGCCCGACAGGATCGCCTCCTAGCAGAAGCACGAGGACAGCGGATAGCAAACCCTGCGGCTTGGGAGGCTGTCGCTGCCATGCGTCTCCGCATGGGAATGCGGAGACATCAACAGCGTGAGCAGCGCGCGCTGGGGCTGTTCGTGCAGGGCGAGAACACTGACCTGTACGGACAGCTTCCAGTGCTTCACGGCGACGAATACAAGGAGAAGATCAGGCAGCAGGTGCGTGCACTGGCTGCGAGGAAACGAGCGAAGGGGATCAAACGCAGTGGCCGAGACGGCTAATGGCTTCAAGGTTGGCGACCGCGTGCAGCAACTCGACAAGTACAGGAGAGGCGGGTTGAAGATCACTCGCATCTCACCAGGAGGAAGGTTCGTCATCTGCGTGCCCGTCATCTGGAAGGGCACGATGTTCAACATCAGAGCCGACAGGCTCAGGAAGGAACTACCGTGAGCACCATCAAGGAACGCTGGCTGACCGCGCTTCGCTCGGACAAGTACCAGCAGGCAGTCGGTCGTCTCAAGGCAACCAAGTTCAAGGACTCGAAGGCCGTCTACGACGACGAGCCTGTCGACTCGGTGCCGTCGGACGCGCCCATTGGCTACTGCTGCCTGGGCGTGCTGTGCGACGTGCTCCAGCCGAACGGCTGGCAGCACACTGAGGGGCCAGCGTACGACGACAGCGGGTACGAGACGGGCGGGACGTACGAGGCAGCGGCGTGGGTGCACCCGCTCGGCTGGAGCGGGGAGCTTCTCGAAGAGGACTTCGTGTCGCAGTACGGCGAGATGGTGTGGCTGCCTGGCAAGCAGGTGTACGTGATGCACCAGCAGCAGGGCAAGGAAGTGCAGGTCCCCGTCGACCCGCAAGGCCACCTCGCGTCGTTGAACGACGGCGGCTCCGACTTCGCGGCGATTGCCGACTTCATCGAGCAGAACATCGACATCAAGGAGAAGAACTGATGGAAGCTGCACTCAAGAAGAAGTGGGTCGCTGCCCTGCGCAGCGGCAAGTACAGCCGAACCACAGGCCAGTTGCGGGGTAGGCTATTCGACGGGGCTGTCGGGCACTGTTGCCTCGGCGTGCTGTGCGACATCGTGGACCCCGACGGCTGGGCCAGAAAGGACTTGACGGACGAGTCGATTGCGCTGGGCACCCACCGCATGGGGTCGGGACTCATCAACCTTCCCTCCCTCCGCGGCCTCGGGCTGCTGACCCGCAACAGCAAGAGCCAGCACGTCGGCCAGGCCAAGCTGGCCAAGCTCAACGACCAGTACGGCACCACGTTCGAGCAGATCGCTGATCTGATCGAGAAGGAGTTCTAGATGGAGCAACCACTGCGCACGAGAGCGCGCCAGCGAACGGGGCTACGCTACAAGGGAGTGGCGAAGTCCAACAGGAGCGGCAACAACAATCCCAAGGGAGCGAAGGGATTGAAGCACCCCGTAGGGTACAGTGGACGTACCCTCGGTGCTCTCATCCAGCACTACCGCCCCCACAAGTGATCTGTCCAACCACTAGCGAGAAAGGATGGTACGTCTTTCCACTGCATGTCAGGGCCTGCCAGGGCCAGAGGGAAGGGCGGGCGGCGCGAGCCGCCCGCTACCCCTTTTTTGTAGCGTTATCTAGAGACGTAGTGACGCTCTACGGTGTATGGGGTAAGGCGTCCATGTGACGGATGTCACACTAGGTGGGTGACAGGTGGTCGCATCGGTGTGTAGAATGGTCTACAGAGAGAACGCCATGCGGCTGTCGCCGCAGCGAACAGCCGAGACGGCTGAGGGAGAGGAAGGGACCACTGTGTCTACTCTGCAGAAGCCGATGCCCGCTTGGACGGGCACGGCGATGCAAGTCACTTGTCCGAACTTTCTGCAGGATGCGTGGGACGCATCCGAATCGTTTGCAGAAGCCTTCTGTTCTGTCTACCAAACCATCTGTGATGGTTACGAGCAGGCGGCTGCAGAAGGCCGCCTGCCCACCACGCATGACGTGGTGGCCGACGAGTGCACTCCCGCAACTGAGTTGCAGAAGGCCCTCCTTCGCGGGGAGGGCTGGCTCGGTTCGGTCGAGTTGGCCCGCCGCTACGAGTGCCACCGTTCGACGGTGGCCCGCGTGGCTGGCGACCTGGGCATCACGCTCAGGCCCCGTAAGGGTGCCGCCCGTGATGTTGCAGAAGCCCACTTCCGTGACGGCGAGACACGACCGCGTGTTATCCTTGCGGCCATCGCTGAGGCGCTGCCCGACTCGGAGCCGCCGAAGCGCAACACGATCACACAGTGGCGTATCCGCTGGGAGAGGTTGCAGAAGCCCTAATGATCCGAGACGGCAATAACGTCACCATCACCGCCAAGCAGTACGAGAACCTCCACGCTCGCATCAGCATGCTGGAGATGCAGGTAGACTTCGAGAAGCGGCACAACGCGCACACCACTGCGTGGGCGCACGAGGCGTTCGATGAGCAGCGCCGCCTGTCGGAACGCTGCACGTTCCTGTACGGCAAGGCAATCGAGCACGGTGCCACCCAACGGGAACTGATGGAAGGTATGTGGGTGGTCAAGCCATGAGTTACGTCAACCGCCAGTACAGCCAGTTCGGCCCGCTCGCCACGAGCGGGCTGCCTGGCTGGGAGCATGCGTTCAGCCAGTCGTTCATCGCTGGGCTGCAGCTTTGCCCTGAGCAGACGAGAGCGCAGTGGGCTGGCGAAGTTCCTCGTGAGTACACCGACTCGACAGCGTTGGGCGAGTCGATGCACGAGGGCATCCAGTACAGTCTCCTGGAGGATTGCGATTCGCTGACCGAGTTGGTGGCCGTCGCCCACCACCACCTGGAAGGGTTGGAGTGGAAGTACACGAAGTACAGCAAGGCCACGATGTTCGATGCTCTGCCTGGCATGCTTGCTGGTTGGCTGCGCGATCTGAGGCCGCTGTTCGAGCCCCAGCACGTCGAGCTTCCGTTCAGCGTTCCCCTCTACGACTCGCTGCATCGCTCCGTGAGCGTCTGCGGCACGATGGACTGCGTGGCAGACAACGACGAAGTGTGGGACTGGAAGTCCGCTAGCCGCGAGCACGAAGTGTGGGAGCACCAACGCTGGGCTACCCAGCCGACCGTGTACACGTACGCCAACGCCGTCTTGTTGGGCGAGGCAGCGCCCTCGCCACTGGACCGTGGAGTCCACCGTGCGCTGGAGCACAGCGTGTTCCACTACGGCGTCGTGTTCTTGGACGGCACGACGCAGCAGTACGACGTGTGGCGTGACGAGAGCCACGTCATGTGGCTGCGCCAGCAGGCCAGCCAGCTTGCGTGGATGATCGAGCACGGCGTCAAGCCGTGGGTCCTCAATGATGGGGGCTGGTGGTGCTCCGAGAAGTGGTGTGGCAAGTGGAAGGACTGCAAGGGCGCTGACATGCCAGTCGATTGGAAGTCCCGTGCATAAGCTCGAAGAGATCCTGAACAGTCCCGAAGTTCAGGAAGCCTACGAGGATTGGCGTAGGATGTTCAACGAGCAGGAAGCGATTTTCACGAAGTGGCTAAGTGACAAAGTGTCTCCCCCAACTGATAGGGTGGAGATTGCTGGGGAGCAGGTAGCACCCAGCCAGAAAGGCAAACTAATGCAGACAGCAATCACGACCGACGCCGACGGCGCGGTCATCAGCACCCTCGACACCGTGCCGACTGCGACGATCTCGTTCAGCCGCACGGTCACCTTCCCCGACACGTTCGGTGCGAAGGAAGAGGCTTCCATCTTCCTGCAGGTTCCGTTGGTCGACGGCGTGAGCGCCGAGGCCATCACCAAGCAGGTCGAGGACGGCTTCGCAACTGCGAAGGCGGCGGTGTACACGCAGCTTGGCCTGACCGTCGAGGTCCAGGCGAACGGCGTGGTCACTTCACCTGCGCAGGTCGGTGCTCCGAAGGCGGCGAAGGCCAGCGGCGGGGGCAAGCCCCGCAGCGGTGGCGCTCCCCGCGGTGGAGGCAACTCCAACTTCAAGCAGTTCACCGACGAAGAGAAGGACGACGGCTGGGCACAGCTTGCTGGCGCTACCGTGGAAGACAAGGGCTCGTACCTGTCGATCACCACGCAGCAGGGCGAGACGGTGTACGACAACCGCACGTCGAAGAAGTCGGCCAACGGGCCTGACTTCAAGTTCAAGGACTCCGAACTGGCACTGTGGCTCAAGGACGCACCGTCCTGGTTCACGGAGCCTGGCGGGGGCATCGAACTCTGACCAGGAGGCGGACGCAGCGGGGGCTTCGGCCCCCGCCACTCCGTGTAACCTGTTCAGGTAACACTCCACTGGTCGGAGGGACCTCGTGACGAACCTACTCGAAGACGCCGAGATTGCACGGCGCATTGCGGAGGCGGAGAACCGCCCGCTCAACCGCTTCATCAAGCCCCTGTCCGAAGTTGGGGAAAGCCTCATCGACGCACTGCGCGTCGAAGACGGCATCGCACTCGGGCTCACACAGATCGACGTGCTCACTCGTGGCTTCCGCCCGAGTGACCTGGTCATCCTGACTGGCTTCGCCCACTCGGGCAAGACGCAGATCGTCAATCAGATGCTGGTCGAGAACCCGACCAAGCGCATCGTGTTCTTCTCGCTGGACGACCCCGCCGAGATGATCCTCGCCAAGCTCGTGGCGATGGTCAAGGGCGTCGGCTCCGAACGCATCGAGGATCGTGTTCGTGACGGTGACGAAGGCACCGTCCGCATGATTATGGAAGTGGCCGAGAAGTGGTTCCCCAACCTGTTCGTGGTGGACGAAGTCATCGGCATCCCGTCCATGCTGCAGGCCGTCGCTGAGGCCGAGAAGATTTGGGGCGCACCCCCGAACGCTGTCATCCTCGACTACGTTGAGATGATGCCAGGCGACGGGGTGAGCGACGACCACGGCGCACAGGTCAAGCGCAAGATCAACGCGCTCAAGACGTGGGCCAAGCAGGCAGAGTACCCCGTGATCGCCCTGCACCAGGGCACCCGTAGCGGTGCGAAGCCTGGCGAGCCGATCACGCTCCTGTCGATGGGGTTCAGCGGCGAGCAGCAGGCCACGCTGGTGCTTGGCGTGCGCCGCAAGAAGGACGATGCTGGGCTCGAAGAGTACGAGCGCCAGCAGCACGAGCACACGATCACCGTCCACCTCGTCAAGAACAAGCGGCCTGGCGGGAGGGTCACCCACTTCAACGGGGTCGACTACCACCTGGACCCGACGACTGGTGTGATCGGTCAGCTTCGTGACCCGAGGGAGACATCGACTGCCGACATCTTGCGTGAGCGCCAGCAGCACGCGTCCAACGGCTACCAGCGGGACGCCGAGGATCGCTTGGCTGACCAGTTGGGGGGAGTGGAACTCTGATGGGTGCGGTTGAGTTCGCCCGCCTGTTCTTGGGCAACCAGTACGCGTACGGCGGCGACGAAGGCCGCGCCGTGCGGTGCTCCCCGAACGAGTGGTTCCATGCCGTGCGCAAGCACTACGACGGTAGTGGCCCTGCCGTCGGCGTGTACCCGCTCGTTCACCAGCCCGAGGGATGGATGGTGAAGTGGGGCTGCGTGGACTTCGACATCAAGTCGGAGGGCCACGAGAAGTTCGACTACGAGACTGAGGATCTGGCACACGTCGCTGCTCGCAATCTGCAGAAGGTGCTCAACGCGTTCGACATCGGCTGCTGGGTGGAGCGCACCCGTTCACACGGCAGGCACGTTTGGGTGTTCGCTGCGCAGGCCGTCACGGCCAAGGTCATGCGGGAAGCCCTGCTCGTCTGCACAGAGATCGCTGGCGTCAGCCAGCGGGAGGTCAACCCGAAGTCGGACGGCAGCAACCTGACGCCCGACCAGCTTGGGAACTACGTGCGCCTGCCATGCCACGGCGACCGAGTGATACTCGACCGCTTCGAGAAGGCTGTCCCCGCCAACGTGTTCGTGGAGATGGCCCACGAGATGCTCGTCACGAAGGACAAGCTGGAGAGAGTGGCCGCCCTGTACCGCCCGCCCATGCCAGTCATCCAGTGGGAGACGAACGGGCTGGACGAGTACACCGACCGAGTCCCCCGAGTCGTACGGCACGTCATCGAGAACGGGCCGAACGACGGCGACCGCTCTAAGGGTCTGCTGTACATCGCACACGAGTGCAAGAAGGCGGGCCTCCCGCCGAAGCAGGCGCTCGACCTGGTGATGATCGCAGACGACGCATGGGGCAAGTACACTGGCAGACGTGACCGCGAGCAGCGGCTCACCGAGATTGTCGAGAGGGCATGGCAATGAAACTGGTCTACCTGGCGGGGCCGTACACTTCCCCCGACCCGATTGAGAACACCAACGAGGCCATCAAGCTGGCTGATGATCTGTACGTCGAGAGCGGCGGGATCATCGTCCCGATCATCCCGCACCTGACAGCCTTCTGGCATCTGATCCGCCCGCATGAGTACGCGCACTGGTTGGAGTATGACCTCAAGGTCATGTCTCGCTGCGATGCCGTGTACCGTTGGGGTGGCGAGAGTAGCGGCGCTGACGGTGAGGTCAACGCCGCGTTCGACAACGGCCAGCCCGTGTTCTTCTCGCGCACTGTTCTGTGGCGGTGGGCCAGGAAGGGTGAACTCTGATGCCCTACGTCGAGCAGAGGTTGCGCACCAGGCTGCGCCACTTCCTCAAGCACCCCACCACCCCAGGCGAGTTGAACTACATGGTGGCGATGTCGGTCATCAAGTACGTGGACCGCAACGGCCTCAACTATCAGGTCATCAACGACGTGGTCGGCGCGCTCGAAGGGGTGAAGGCTGAGTTCCAGCGCAGGGTGGTTGCCCCCTACGAGGATCGCAAGATTGCGGAGAACGGGGACCTGCCGTGGCCGCAGTAGTCAGACGAGTCTGCACGAAGTGCGGCAAGAACAAGGACGTGACGAAGGGATACAAGACGCCCCGAGGGCGCGTCTGCATCACCTGCCAGCGCGGCAGCCGACGGGCGACCACGAAGGACGCCCGCCTGCAAGAGTCGTTCAATATCACGATGGAGCAGTGGCAGCAGCTACTCATCTACGGTGGTGGTGGCTGTTGGATCTGTGGCGGCAAGCGCCCCATGTACGATGTCGACCACGATCACGGCCTGGAGAAGGCTGGCATGCCCATCGAGGATACGATCCGTGGCCTGCTCTGCAAGCGGTGCAACCGCCGCCTGCTGCCATCCTGCACGGACAGCGTGCAGATCCTCAAGCAAGCGATATGGTACCTGGAGAACGCACGGGAATGCGCACAGCAGGTGCTCAAGCTGACGGCGGAAGGCTACCGCCAGGAGACTCACGGAGTGTGGCGCAATGCCTAAGCGAACTAGGACGGCAATCGCAGACGCCGAGTGGGTCATCACCGCCCAGCTAACGCAGGGCGAAGACAACCACGCGGTCGGTCCCCCCATCGAGATGCACTTCGCTGACTCGTACCTGGCGAAGAACGTGGGTGACACCGACTATCTCATCGGGCGTAGGCTGGAGGAAGCGATCCCCGCACTCAAGAAGTTGAGTGCCAAAGCGAAGAAGGCGAAGAAGGCATGAGCTTTGCAGAGAACGTCGGCCTCACGGTAGCCGACTCGTTCAAGATGTGGGACCACACCCGTGCCATGCAGGACAGGGTCCGCAAGTTCCACCGCAAGTTCGACGGCGACGTGGCCGACGAGCCACACGAGCCGTCATGGCAGGAGCTACGGCACCGCGACGACCTCATCATGGAAGAGTTCGATGAGTTGCACCACGAGATGGGGCGGGCCAAGCCCGACCTCGTCAAGCTGGCGCACGAAGCGGCCGACCTGTACATCGTGCTCTGCGGCCTGGCCGTCGAACTCGGGTTCGACCTGGAGGCTGTCGCCCACGAGGTGATGGACGCCAACTTCACGAAGGACTACGCTGGTCCGAACCGCAAGCCCACCAAGGGCGAGGGCTTCAAGCCCGCCGACGTAAAGAGCGTGGTGTATGGGTAGGAAGGCGCGGCAGAAGCAGCGGGACGCAGACCTCCGCAAGCAGCCACACGAGAAGAAGAGGGCCTTCGTTGCACGCAAGGTTGCTGAGCTACGGGAACTGGACGGGAGGATCGAGCGTGTCATTCAAGGATAAGGCGTTCGATGATCGCCTCGCCGCAGGCGGCATGGGCGACGAAGCCGAAGGCGTGTTCGAGCGAGTCTTCCCGAAAGGCTGGGCGCGGTACGGGCTGAACCGCCCGCCGATCCAGATGGCCAAGGTGCCAGCCCGCCTCCGCTACACGCCCGACTACATCACCACCAACAGCCTGGTCGAAGTCCAAGGCTTCGGCAAGGATCAGACGTTCAAGCTCAAGATCGACAAGTGGCAGAGCCTGCACTGGTGGAACTCAGTGCACCCCGTCGACCTGTTCGTGTGGGACACCACCAACAAGCGGTGGTGCATCCTCAGCCTGTCCACCATCGACACCCTGGTCGAGCAGTGCGGAGAGATCCGCCACTTCCCCGAGGGGAAGGCGTACATGGCCATCCCTGGGGATGCCATCTTCGATCACGCGCGGGAGACGGGCGAGGGTGATGGCCAGGAAGCGTGAGATTGCCACGCTCAACCAGGGCCGCACCGAAGGTGACGGCCAGATCGAGCCGAACCGTACGCACGAGGGGACAGTCGGGCATGGAGAGACAAGGCCCGACAACCCTATCGAGGCGCTCATGCAGTGTGCGCCAGGCATGGACCCGCTGGCGAGCCGTGACGAACTGTTGCCCCTCCGTGATATCCTGCAGGATGCCATCGAGCGGCTGACGCCAAGGGAACAGTGGATCTTCGATGCACTGACCACCCGCAAGCTGAGCCTGCGGCAGTGCGCCGCTGAGCTAGGGCTCAGCAAGACGCACGTCCAACGAGAACGAGAAGCCATCTACATGAAGATGCGGACCATGCTCATCGAGCACGAGGAAGTCAGGAGCTATCTGCGATGATCGACACTTGGGAGAACGCGGCGGCCGACGTGGGTCGAGAGATCCGCGACATGGAGATCGGGGGCTACCCCGATCCGCTCGAAGCGGTCGAGGCGTTCATCGACAACACGTACGGCAACCCCACAGTAGACCCGCGCGCTTCGTTCATGCTGATCGCAGACGAAGCCCTGTCGGTCTACTCGTACACGATGAACATGACGAGGGCACAGGCCCTCGACATCGTGCTGGCCACCATCGCAGAGAAGCAGGCCGACTATGGCCCGCAGAACATCCTGTGGGCTGGCACGCAAGGCATCCTCCTGCGCATGCACGACAAGACGGCGCGCATCAAGAACCTGGCCCGACGTGAAGTGCCAGGCAACGAGTCGCTGGCCGACTCGTGGCTGGACCTGGTGGGCTACGCCATTGTCGGCGTCATGCTGATCGACGGCACGTTCGAGCGCCCGCTCGCACGGGACCTCGCGGTCGAGGCTGTGCCCGACCCGTTCGCCCAGCTTGCCGAAGACCCGAACATCAAGGACGCGCTCCGCCAGTTCGTGGCGAACGCGTCCAAGCCCGAGTACGTGGAACGTGAAGGCGACGACGAGTACAACATCAACGGTGGCGGGGCCATCCAGGTCTACCCTGCCCCTGACGGCAGCCACACGCACGTCGTCATCCAGGACGGCGAAGGCAACGTGGTCGACATCATGGCGACGGCTGGCTACATCACCATCGACACCGACGGCACGGCCTTCACCTGCAACACACAGCGCATGAGCGTCCTGCTCTGCATGCTGCTCGGCGCTTCCGAGGCATCACTCGCCTGGCGCAACACCAACATGACAGCGGAGGTTCCCCGTGAGCAATGACCGAGTCGAGGGCGACGACATCGAAGCCCTCGAACGACTGAGCATCGTGCCCGACATCGGCAGTAGCGAGTTGCAGAGCGAGGAAGAGTTCCTGGCCGAAGACATGGCCACCCCCGAGAAGGTGGCGGCCCTGTTCGCTGAGATCGAAGGGCAGAACGCAGAGCTTCTCAACCGTCTCCAGATCCTGGGCAAGGGGATCAACCCCCTCATGCTGCTCAAGATCCAGGTGGACACGCTGCTCGACTTCGTGTTCGAGAACGACGAGGCTCGCCTGCAGTACGAGACGGCCTGCTCGATGCGTCTCAACGAGACGTTGAAGGTGACCATCGCACAGTTGCTGGGAGCGACGGTCGATGCCTAACGACCGACGGCTCCCGCTCAGTGGGCTGGAGCAGATGGATCTGCACGCAGCGCAGGAGCGTCTGCGTAGGGCGCAGCTTGCCTTGCAGCGTGCTCGCCGCGAGATGGAGATGGCCGACAACCTGCTCCGTCAGATCGAGCAGAAGCTGGGCCTCGGCCCGCCGTCGTCATACGAGTACAAGAAGCAGTTTGGCTACACGGACGAGCAGATCACCGCGCAGGCGGGGAGGCGAGCACCATGAAGTGGTTCCTCGCGCTCGTCCCCATTTCCGTCCTCGGAGTGTGGCTGTCTGCCCGCCACTGGTACGGCTGGGCCATCAGCGCCCTCTCCGAGTTCGTGTGGGCAGCGTACGCCATCGCCCTCCACTCACCGTCCCTGCTGGCCATGTCGGCCATGTGGTTGGCGTTGCATATCCGCAACACCCTCCGCACGTTCGTAGACCAGTTCGAGATACGATGGGAATGATGGGGGGGGGTCTGCTGCCACCCGAAGTCGTACCGCCCAACCCCACCAAGCGTGAGCTACAGTGGGGCAAGGCGTACCCGTGCCTGCGGTACGGGGCCGTTGGCCAGCACACGTCGCAATGCCCTGGGCTCATGCAGCCTGGGCGACGGTGCTTCCGCTACGAAGGCAAACTGTGGCGGCGGTTCAAGTGTGACCGCCCAAGCTGTGGCCGTGAGGCCACCGACTGGAAGGACGAAGATGGTGCGTAGGCGCATTGCCCATAGGCTCTGTGTCATCATCCTCGCACTCGCTGGCTGCGAGTACGACCTAACCACCTGGACGGTGAAGCAATGCTGAGTGACGCACAACTAGCGCAGTGGGAAGGCACCGACGAGCCCCTCTTCGTCGGGCCTGGCCTGTACTCCGAGATCGAGAAGCACATTGAAGAGTGCCGACCGATCATCGGCACGGCCATCGACCCGAACACGGGCGACGAAGTCCCCGTCAAGGGGATCTACGAGTGGGAAGAGGACGCTGTCGCCCCGATGATCTGCGGGCGAGAGGTCTACTGCACGGCGTGGGCGCAAGCGCCCTCCGCCGAGGAACGCGAGAACGCCATCACCCTACAGGAAGTGCTCGGCACCCCCAAGGTGCCGTACGCGGAGGGCGTGGAAGTCGGGTTCCAGCAGGGCTAGTCGTCCCACGGACGCGTGCCATCGAGGACGGCGGCGCGCTCCGTGGCAGCACGATCCAGCGAGTACCACGTCTCGGCAGGCGTGGACAGCTTGTCGTCCACTTCCACCTCGCCCGTCAAGCGGTCGAGCGTGACGACGATGATCGCCTTCGTGGTGCGCAGATGTTCGAGCGACGGCTCGAACTCGTGCCACCTACCCAACTCGACGGCAGGGTCCATCACGGGGATCGGCTCGTCGTCGCTCGCCTTCTGCTTCTTACCCATGATTGAACTTCCTCGCGTTGCGTGCGAAGTTCGCCTTCTTGCGCAGCGCAGGCGAGAACTTGCCAGGGTTCGCCAGCACGTACGCAGCGTAGGCTTGGACACCCATGCCAGCCCGCTTGGCGGCGGCCGTGAACGTCCCCCGCTTCGACGGGTCGATATGGATGCCGCTAGCCATCAGACTGCAGGCTTGTTCGGAACCTGGTAGACGATCCCGCCAGCAGCGAGCACGGCGAGCGCAGTGCCCGCATACTGCTGCCAGTTGGCAGGCACGCCGTTGGCGGCCGTGATCGCAGTGAGCACGGCAGCAGCCGAGATGAGCGCCTTACGCGCCTCGGCTACGAACTTGACGACTGAGTCCATCACTCACCACGCTTCGGGATTGAGATGTCGGGGATCGGCAGAGAAGCTGCCATGTACGCAGCGACTGCGCCCTCGGCCCAGCGCACCTTGTCGGCGTCGATGACGACGTTGAAGGCGAGCAGAACGAAGACGGCCACGGCGAACACAACGAGTGCGAGCTTTACCATGTCAGACCTTTCGATGTCTGTGAATGACTACGTCCGCTGCTAACTGCCCGAGGTTCCAGAGGCGAAGCAACACGGTCATTTGTGGGTGACCAGTTCGTGACCGAAGGGCTTGCCCACGGCCTTCCCATCGGTGTTCTGCCACCCCCACGCAACCTTCAAGTGGTTGACCCACACTCGGGTGCGATAGCCGTACGCCTCACCCTTGAGGGTTTTCGGCGCACCGTGGAGGATGAGCAAGTCGTTGAGGGAAGCAACGACGGGACCTCTGTCTCCCAACCGAACGGGAAGCCCGTTCAAGAACTTGGCGATGCCCTCCAGTGCGTGCCAGTCGATGGGTGGCACAACCTCCACAACGTGGAGATTACTGTTCAGTTCGCTGACATACGCGTAGCACTCGTCACCAGGACAGTGGGTGGCGTACACGTCACGGTGGCCCTTGACGTAGGAGACAGCGGGTCTGCGTTTCGCCCCCTCTCTCGTCAGCCAAGAGAGCGCGTCCTTCGCCTCTTGCGTCAGGCGGTTCTTGTCCGAGGGCTGGCCATCACCTGGCCCCATGAGGACACACACGGCCCAGGCGTGGCCGTTGTAGTTGGACGACCCGTTCGCTCCGCTCTTGTAGTCCCAGCCCCTGCCCTCGAAGATGCGACCGTTGAGGTCGACCAAGAAGTTGTAGGGGATGTCGATGTACTTCTCGCCGTTGTCCCCATTGAACGCTCCCTGCTGCAGGTTGTACACGGCGCTGACGCTCTGCGCGTACGTCGGGTCCTGCTGCATCGGCCCGCCCACGTAGTGGACTACCCAGCCGTCGGGCTGGGTCATGGGCGAGAGGGGGGCTGTCGGGGGCTTGGCCCCCCACGCCGCTCGGGGGATGATCTCGTAGTCGGCCATCACCTAGAGGGGCGAAGTGTCCCGTCTAGACCTTCGGTGGCGCGTTCGCCTTCACGAGGCAGGTCTTGAGGTTCCCCTGGTAGGCGGCCAGCAGGCCGTCCAGGAAGTTGGCCGAGTCGGGATCGGCCGAGTCGTACAGACTCTTGAGGTAGTCGTACGTGTCCTTGTTGCCGTCGAACACGGCAACGCAGGCCGCCCGTCGGGAGGCCACGGCCTCCTTGGCGAACTTGCTGTCCACCCTCAACGTGACCACGATGATGGTCGCGATCAGGACGGTCAGGAGGACGGGAACTATGAAGTTCCAGGCGAGTTGGATCTTGCGTCCCACTTCATTTCACCGCCAGGTTCAGAGCCAGCATGATGACTGCCACAATCAACGAGGACAGCACGCCCAACAGGCGGGCGTTCATCGTGTCGAGCTTCTTCTCGATCTTCCCGAAGCGTTCCTCGTCCTCAATCTCATGCGTGTCCATATCACCCTCAAGGAGGGTGAGACGCACAGGAGGCTGGAACGCCTTGCGCTGTTCAGTACGGGTGATGAGGGCCATGAGGTCTAGGGTCCTTGCAGTCCGTTGTTGATGGTCGTTCGCCGCTTCGTCTCCAACGTCGAGAGGTAGTTGGCGATCTTCTGATCTTCGAGAGTGTTCGTTCGGATCTGCGTACCAGCGAAGAACGAGATGAGGTGTGACAGCAACTTGTTCTGCTGCTTCGTCTCACTCGAACCACCGAGACGGCGAGCGCGGCCGAGGATCGGCAGCGTCTTCTCCAAGATGTAGAAGTCCTTCTCGGTGATGTACGACTGTCCGTTCGCACCGCGCTTCACGAGTGGCGTCAGCCGCAGTGGTGCAGCCAGCCACTCGGGGATGTGCAGGTCGTGCAGCTTGATGCCACGGTCATCCCGCAGCGGGATGCCCTTGAAGAACTGCTTGCCCAACATCCACTCGATGGGGCCGCTGATGAGCGGTGTCGTCTGCGACACGGGCTCACCGAACGCAGCGAGCGCCCTGTCACCCAGGTCGCCTTGACCGCTGAACAGTTGCTGCAGCGGCTCGGTCGCCAAGCCCACGTCACGGAACGGCAAGTCGGGGATGTAGTACGTGTGACCGCCACCCGTCGTGAACGGCAGGCGGGTCGCCTGGATGTCCGCGAAGTATGCGGGGATGACAGGGTCCGCCTTCGAGTAATACTCGACGTTGTTCTGGAAGTGAGCGAACCGTGCGTACGTCTTCGGGTTCTCCACCATCATCTGCAACTGCAGCGGCACGTTGTGACGCGTCCAGGTGAGGAACGGGATGGCGTTCGCCTTGAGCCACTGCTCCTTCGCGCTGGCGTCGTGGTAGTCGAAGTGGAACTTGTTGATCGCTTCGACCGCGTCGTCCAGCGTGCCACCCTTCTTGAGGGTGTCGTATGCCAGCGAGCCACGCAGGTAGAACTCGACGTTCGCACCGCTGTTCTCGGAAATGCGGGGCAGCACACCGTGCGTGCCAAGCTGGCCCCACGGCGTCTTACTGACGGCAGCCTCGCCCATCAGGCGAGCCTCGGGGTTACCGAGGGCCTCGCTACCGATCTGGCCAGGCGTCACGATGGACGTGATCGCGCCCCAGAACTTGCGTTCCTCCGCAGTCAGTTCGCCGCCGCTCGCGGCCTTGCGCCACAGCGAAGCGAACTGCGGGTAGGTGCTGGCGTCCACGCCAGCGAGTGCGTTGTTGAAGATGCCACCGAACAGGTTGCGTACGTGGAAGCCAGGGCTCGTGATCTGCCACACTCGCATCCAGTGCAGCGCCTTGCGCCACGAGTCGGCCAGTCGGTTCTGCGTCTCGGGCTGTGCCAGCTTCTCGGTGTACATGATCGCGTCGACCACGGAGCGAGGCGTGAGGATGCCACGCTGCAGCGACGTGTGTGCCAGCCAGTCGAACTGGCCCTGCACGAGCAGCGAGTTGACCGCGCTGTGCAGTCGGCGTTCCTCGGTGATGCTGTTCCACTCGGACAGCCACTCACGCGCGTTGGCACGGTACATGTCGGCGTCGTTCGCCAAGTGGTTGGCGATCAGACGCATGTGCGCGATCTCTGCCGCAGCAGGAGCGCCCATCGCCGTAGCCTTCGCAGACTCCTGCACCAACTCCTGGCCTTCGGCAGCACGCTGCTCGAAGTTGACCTGCACCTGCTCGGGCACCACGCGATTGCTGACGCCCTGCACTGCCTGAGCGTCGGCGGTCAGATCGTCGGCAATCGACTGGACGTGCGACTCGCTCTGTGCGAGTCGGCTCACCGCGTCGACCTGGCGCTCGGCCTTCACCACCATGTCCCGCTCGACCGACGGCTTGATCGCCTTGTCGAGTTGACCCTTGTAGGCAGCGAAAGCGTCACGCATCTGCGAGTGGTCGTTGGCTGTCTGCCCGAACTTCTTCCACTCGGCCAGGATCTTCTCGGCACGAGCCTTCACCACGTTGCCGTTGATAGCACGAGGCTCGACCCAGTGCCCGCCACGAATCTCCTTCGGGGATGGGCGAGACAGTGCGCCAGTCGCCTCGGATAGCGTGCCCTCACGGATCGTGAGGCCCGTCTCGGCGTCACGGAACGGAGTGTCACCGATGTTCCACTGCTCACGCGATTCGAGGTGCGGCTCGACCGCACGGGCGTTCAGTGCTGCGATCTCTTCGTGGAACTTCTTGAGCGCCTCGTCGTACGCGCTGCCCTCGACCACGCGCTCGACTTGCTTGCCGCTCGACGGCGCGTAGTAGCGGTTCTCCCTCGGCGGGATGCCCGCCTTCGCCGTCTCCATCTTCGTGTTGACCTCGTCCAGGTGCCGCGCGGCATCCTCGACGCGCGCCTTCGCAATGTCGAGGTCGGTGACGGGACCCTTCCTCGGCTCGCCAGGGCCGTGGATATTGCCCACTCGCTTGAGGCGCTCGATCTTCGCGTCGAGACGCTCAAGCTCCAGACGCACCTCGTTGTCCACGCCACGGTCAGTTTGCAGCGCAGGCCGCGGCCTGCGCGTCGTCGCCTTCTGTGCGTTCTCGCGCTGGTACTGTGCCTCCGCCGAGTTGTCAATCGGCATCCCCTGCCGTTCTTCCCACTGGCGGTACTTCTCTTCGTAGATGCGGCGCTGCTCGCCCGTCAGTTCACCCTCAGGCGGCGGGGGCGCGTTGCGCTCCGCCCAGTTCGGCAGGTTCTCCGAGACGAGATCCTCTGTCCCCCCAACGGGAGACTCGTACGCCTGCTGCTCCGCCGTGCGGGCAGCATCGGCAGCGTCCAACTCCTGCTTCTGTTCCAGCCCACGCTGCAGCATCGCCTTCTGCTGTTCGAGCAGCATGATGTCCCGCTCGACGTTGGCTGTGTCCTGGGAGACAACAGTGGCACCGCGCTTGCCGATGGCAGCGACCTCGGCCTTGGCTGCCTTGAGTTCCTGCAGAGCCCTGCCGCGTTCCTCGCCCAACGTCTTGACGGCAGCGACGGCGGCCTTGTGGCCTTCCTTTTCCTCGAACGTCCACGGACGGCGAGGTTCCTGCACGAGTTCGGTGAACGGCTTGGTCGATCCGACGCGGGCACGGTTGGCCTCTTCGGCCAAGTGCCCCTCGATGCGTGCGCGCGTCTTCGCTGCGTACACGTCGGGCTCGGCCTCGAACTTCTTGACCTCCGACTTGAGCAGCTTCTCCAAGCGGTTGGCCTGCTCCTGCACCGAGAAGCCTGTGCGGCCAGCGTTTCCGCCAGTCGGCAGGTAGCCTGCGGGCTCCAGTGCGGCGAGCGGATCGCGGTAGCCGAAGCTCGACGGCTCATCCAACTGCAGTTGCTGGGCGAACTGCTTCAACTGGTCGAAGTGGGCGGTCACCGCTTCGGGGTCGATCTTGCCGACGGGCGTCGACCCCTTGAACACCGTACGGTTCTTGAGGTACGCACGGACATCGTCCATGACACCCTCGACCTGGTGCATGTTCTCCAACACCTGCTGGCGCGTGAGCGCGCCACGAGCGGCAGCCGCGGCGCGCTGAGCGCGCGGCGCACCCCCCGCCAGCCGCGCCTCTTGCGCTGCTTCGCTGCCTCGCACGTCCAGGCCCTGCACTGCCTTCGCCAACGGCGCGGGCTCGGGCAGATTCTGCCCGACAGCCTCCGTCGTGTGGAAGGTCGCGTTGAACGGTTCGGTCATGCTGTCGTAGATCGGCGGGTGCGCCTTCGCACCCTGCTGCACGCGGCCCTCGGTGGCCTGCTTCAACTGGTCGTAGATCGCAGCCTTCATGTCCACGGCACTCAGGTCGGGACTCATGTGCATAAGCTCTGCCGCGTTGCGCAGATCGGACGCCGTCGGCGTCTTCGCGTACACGTTCATCAGAGCCGCAGCTTCATCGACGGTCAGGTACTGACCGCGCTGCAGTTCTTCCAGTGCGGTGGCCAGATCGGGCGGAGCCCCACCCAAGTGGTAGGCGAGCCCAGGGTGCGGACCAAGCACGGGCGCGGCTTCGGCGGTCGGCAGCGCCTTCGCCAGCGGCGACACGTCCTCTGCCTTGTTGAGGATGCTGGTCAACTCGGGGTTGAGCGTCTCGTCAATGACGATGCTTCCAGGCTGTCCACCGATCTTGGACAACTGGTTGGCCTGCTTGAGCTTCTGGAACTCGGCAGGGTCCACGTCCAGGTGCCGTACGGTGCCAGGGAACCCTGCCACGTACGCGAGCCCGTCGCCCTGCGGGGCTTCCTCTGGCATCCACCAGTTGGTCCCGCCACTATTCCACAGGCGGGTCTTGCCCTCATCGAGGGGCGGAGCCGCAGAGCGGATCGCCTCGACCTTGGCGGCCTTGCCAGCGATCACGTCCTCGCTGACGGGCGGCGCATTCTGCGCCTCTTCCATGAACTTGGCGAAGTCGTAGCTCGGGCCTGTCGGGGCGGCGGGCGGAGCCGCCGTAGCCACCTGGCCAGATTCTCCAGCGAGGCGAGCCTCGGCCCCAGCCTCGCTTCCACGCAGGTCCAGAGTGGCACCGTTGGGCGCAACGGGGCCTGCGGGGCTTACAGGGCCTTCTGGGGGCCTCTCAGGCGAAATGCCTCCAGCGCCACCCTCGGGCGGGCCTTCCCCGCCCATCTCCTTGATAGCCGCCTCCATCTCCCGCGCGGCAGCCGCACGGTCCAGCGCGTCCTCAGACGCCTGGCCACCCAGGCGCAGCATGCGCTGCACCTCTTCCGCCGTCGGCCCGTAGTTCACGAAGCCCTTGGTGACACGCGGGTCCACCAGGCCGTAGCCAGCCTCGAACAGCTTGCGCCCCGCACGGGCCTGCCCGATGCGGCGGCCCATCGCCCTCGTCTGCGAGCGCAGCGCCTCACGCCCCTCCTGGAAGAGGGGGTACTCGCCATCCTCCAGCATCTGCACGGCCTCGGGGTGCTCCCCGATGAAGTTCTTGGCAGCCTCGCTACCCTCGTCGGCAGCCTTCTTCAACTGCTCGGCCAGGATCTTGCTGGCCTTCTTCTCTGCCTCGGCACGAGTCGCCGCCTTGAACGTGATCCGCTGGCTCGTCTCGGTGTCCCGTCCGATCCCGCCGATCCCCGTTGACTCATCCCACAGCTTGCGCTGGCCCTCGATGAAACCACGCACGTTGTCGAACGTGCCACCCTCGGCGGGGTGCAGCCCCGCCGCAACCAGTGCGTCTCTCGTGTCCTTCGTGATCGGGCTCGGGAAGTAGCCGCCCTCCTGGATCAGGTCCTGGGGAGACAGGACGCCAGCAGCCACAAGCTGGTCACCCAACTTCTTCTGTGCGTCCGAGATGTTCTTCGCCAACTCCTGCACGCGCGGTTCCGCCTGCGCTGCAGCCTGGCCGCCCGTGTCGATGATCTCGTGCGCCTTAGCGATCTCTTCGTCGGTGAAGCCCTTGACCGCTTCGTTCAGGGTGCGCTGCGCGTCACGCGTAGCCGTCTCCGAGATGGCCCGCGTCGTGGCCCGCAACCGCTTGAACAGCGTTGCGTCCATCATGCTCATGTTCTCGCCCACGCGGCGAGCAGCACCGCTGCGCGCTGCCGCGTTCAGATCGGGTGCACCGTTCAGCTTGCCCAACCCACGAGGCACGCCGTTCTTGCCCAGCAGCAGGTCGCCCAACGACATCTCTGCCTTGTGGCGGAGGATGCTGAACTGCGAGAGCGGCCCCTCGCCGCTCGTCAACTTGATACTGCCGAGGCGACCGAAGTCGAGGTTGAGTCCCTTCTCCAGTGACTTGGTGATCCCAGCCTCGTTGGTGAACTGACCAAACTGGTCAAGCTGCCCAGCCGTCAGCGCGCTCGGTCCACCACGGCGTGCCGCGTACACTGCGTCCTGCGCCGCGTTGCGGATCTCTTCGACCTTGAGCGCAGTCTCAGGGCTGACCTTGACAATCTCGTCAATCGGCTTTGTCTTCGTCAGGATCTGATGGATCAACTCGCCCGACATCTTGCCGCCCGTCTCGGGCAGTAGCAACTCACCGATCTGCTTGCTTGCAGTCTCCGTGATGTGCGAAGCAGCCTCGGCTGCTCCATGTACCTCGCCAGCGGGAGCGATGAACGAGAGCGGGTCCAGCCCGATGTCGCCAGCCAGGCCCGCCGCAAAGCGGACGGGGCCAGGCGCGTCGTACGGCAGGATGCTCTTGTTGCCACTACCAGCAAACAGCCCAGCGCCGATAGCCTTCTCGTTGTTGCTGTTGACGTAGTCGGCAAAGTCGATCTGCTTCTCAGGGTCGATGACGCCCTGCACGAAGTTGCCGAACGAACCGCTCGTGTCTTCCGCGTGCTGCTGCGCCTCAGTGATCGGACGCCCCTCAGCGTCCACCGACTGGCGCTTGCCGTTGGGCAGGTCGATGTACAGGTAGTTGTGCGTCCCGTACTTCTTGCCGAATAGCCCGCCGATAGCGCGGGACTCTTGCGTCAGGCCCGAGGTGACAGCGTGGAGTGGGAGCGAAACGGCCTGGAACGCGTCGGAGAGAAGGTTACCTCCGAAGAGGCCCTTCTTCTTCTCCTTGCGCTTCGGTGTGTACTGCGCCCACAGCGGTGTGTTGTCACCGCCGCCAGCACCAGCCGAGGGTGGACCCCACCCGCCCCCGTTTCCACCGTTGATGGAGGCAAGGGCATCATCCAGCGCGCTCACGATTACTTCAAGCCCCGCTCACGCAGGTACTTCTTGAGCGCGGTGGGACTGACCTGGAGGGCCTGCGCGTAACCGACCAACTGCATGATCGCGTCACCTAGCAACGGCATGTCCGCGCGGTTGGGATTGGCCTGCCACTCGGCCCAAATCTGCTGGGCTGTCCGCGTCTTGTTGAGCAGACTCTCTTCGTACTTCTGGCCCAGCGCAATCTCGTCAGGGTTCTTCGACTTCGACAGACCACCGAACGATGCCGAGTAGTCGATGTTGCCCGACTTGAGCGTGCGGATCGCAGAGTTGATGGTGCCAGGCGTGGCGACCTTGAGGCCAGCCTTGCCGAGGGAGCCACCGCTCTTGAGCACGTCGAGGAAGAAGCTGTACTTCGCTTGGCGCTTGGCGTTATTCGCTTGCGCCAAGTCGCCCGCCATGTTGGCTTCGACCTTAGCGACCGCCGCCAAACGGTCTGTGCTCGTGGTGTCACGGGCCTGCTGCAGAATGCGCGCGAGGTCCTGGACGTTCGCCGTCGTGACCGTAGCGCCAGTCGCCTGGCGGTTGTTGATCTCCTGCGACAACATCTGCTGGTACCGCTGCCCGAGAGCAGAGTCAGCGACGTGCGCCTCCCGCAAGTCAGCGCGGCCAGCCGCTGCCTCTGCCTTGAGGCCAGCGCCACCCGCGCCCTGCGCCGCCAAGTCACGAGCACCAGGCTTATAGTCCGCGTTCACACCCTTGAGGGCCTTCGCGTAGTCCTGGTCGATCTGGCGGTTCGACTGTGAGAGCGCGGCGGTAGCGTCAGCGCCAATCGCCGTGAGCGCAGTCTGCAGTTGTGCACCCTCCGCACGGACGCCCCGTTCGGCCGCACCGTGCTCGTTGCCGAGTCGGCCCAACATGGCGTCGTACTGCTTGTTGATCGCTGCTTCCTGATCGGCGTACGCCTTACGGATGTCCGCCGTCGGGTCGCCGTACAACTGGTTGAACTGTGCCTCCAGCCCCAGCCTGCCACTACCAGCGCCAGCGCCAGGACCCTGCCTGCCGTGCAGCGCGCCAAGCAGCGCCTCACGTCGCCCTGCCTCGATGCCCACGTCGGTGGGCAGCCTCGGCTCGGGGTTCGGCTTCGGGTTCGCAATGCGCCCCTGCCCTGCGGGGCCGAACATCCCGCCGCCACCCAGCGAGATACGCGGGTCGGCCACGGGCCGCCAGTTGCCCTGAGGGTCCAACTCGAACGTGCCTGTCCCCCCACCCGCATAGCGAGCGTCCAACTGACTCGTCGTCAGGGGACCCGAGGTCGGCGCTGCCGACGGGGTGAAGTTGCCAGCGCGGTAGTTCTCGTACCGTGACCGCTGGATGCTGCGCTTGCGAGTGCTGCCCGTGCCCATTACCTGATGCTCCTGGCTGCGGCGTCACCGAGAGCCGCCTGGTGCTTCATGCGCAGGTTGGCGAGAGCGAGCGCCCGTCGGCGCTCGATGCCCTCACGGCTCAGCCGCAAGCCCGCCACCTGGCGGGTGTAGTCGGTGCGAGTGTCGTTCATCTGCCGCTGCCGCATCTGCACGAGGTGAGCGAGGTCACCTCGGTAGATCCCGCTGGCCCCAAGGCCGCGGGCGAAGTAGGGCTGGGCGAACGATCCACGAGTCTGCTCGTACTGGTCTGCCTGGTCACGGATGTCCCGCTGGTGCGCAAGCTGCGCATTCGCCAGGGCGTACTGGTTGGCCGCCGTCTCTTCGGTGTACGTCTCACCGATGTTGCTGCGCTGCGCGCCGAACTCTGCCTCGGCAGAGCCAGGCAGAACGAACGTCGCACCCGCTTGCGGGGCAGGAGCAGGAGGGGTGACAGGCTTGGCAGCAGCCCCAGCGATGTAGTTGCGGAAGGCCGTCCGCTGCCACGGCTGGAGTTGTGCGATCCGCTGGCGGGGGGTGAGTGCCCAGGTCGGCACGCCATTGTAGGCCATACTAGGAGGTCCTTTTCGTCCCGTTAGGTCAGTTCGTAGACGATTGTGAAGGAGATCGAGTCGCCCGAGGCCAGGGCCGCATTCGGGTCCTTGCCCAGGGTGTCGGTCGGGTTGGTGTCGTCCCGCGAGAAGTGGACGGTGGCTGCACCGTTCGAGTCCTCCCGCACCGTGACGCCGTACACGGTGCCAGCCAGGGTCACCTGGCCGTGCCCGTACACCTGGTTGGCGATGCCCGTGGTAGCACCAGCGGGTAGCGTCACCGTGATCTTGTTGTTGGTCGTGCCCGACCCCGTGACGGCCAGCAGCACGGACACCGTCCGCATCTTGCCATTCGTCACACTCTTGGCGTAGCTCGTGGTGAACGTCACCGTGCCGCTCTGCGTGATGACGGGCGTGTAGCCCGTCCACGCGCCCGACACGAACGACTGGTCCACGTACGCTGTTGTGGCGATCCTCGTGGAGTTGTTGCCCGCCGTCTGCGTGGTCGTCGTCGGGTTCCCAGCGAGAGCCACGTCGTTCTTGATCGTCGTGACGCCAGCGTTGCTGATCGTCACGTCGCCCGTGACCGCCACGTCGGTAGCCACGTTCGAGCCGTTGCCCACGAAAATGTGGGCATTCGTCAACGTCTTCGTGAGGGAGAACCCATCGGCCGTCGCCGTGATGATGCGGTTCGCCGTACCGCTGTCGCTCGACGGTGTAGCGCAGTTCGGGATGTTCGGTGCGACCACCACGTTGTTGTTGGATGCAGCACCCAACGACACACCCGTCGTGGTCGTGCCAGGGATCACGTTGACCGTAGCCAGGCAGTAGTCGCCCGTGATCGTCAGAGCCGTGCCCGAAGAGATGCCCCGCTGGTTCAGCGTGGCGTCAATGTGCGTGGCGTCCGTCGCCGTCGCAATCGACTTGTAGATGCCCTGGATCTCCAGCACGTTGTTCTGTGCGCCGACCGATTCCGTCGAGATGATCGCCGTCAGCGACAGGTTGTTGCCTGCCAGGTTGACAGACGCTGCACCCGACGAGCCGAAAGCGAACGTGAGCCCAGCGATGTCACCCCAGCAGTCGGTGATTGAGATGCGGTTCAGCGTGCGTGGAGTCGTGAAGGTGATGACGCCCGTCGTGGACTGCAGCTTGCACTTCGAGAACTCAAGGATGTAGTTGGCACTGATGGCAGTGGCACCGAACTGGAATGCAGCAGACGCTGAGCCCTGGTTGATGTTGCATCGCTTGAACATCCAGTTGATGGGGTTGACGTTGAGGTTCACGGTGATGCCGTTCGCCATCAACACACTCGTGATCTCGCAATCCTCCATGACGAGGTTGTTGGCAGCCGAGTTCACGCCGATGGTGGCAGAGAAGACCGTCTGGATCTTGCACTGGCGAGCGTGAAAGAACGCCATGCCCGTGCCGAAGATCGCCTCTAGCGTGCAGTTCTCAGCAAAGATCGTCGGCGGGTTCGTCTGGTTGCAGATGGCAGAACCACTACTAGTGATGTTCATGCCGATCAGGTTGATGTAGCCAGTACCACCAGTCGACTTGAAGCCCTGCGTGCCGATACTCCACAGCGGCGCGGCCTGCGTGCCGACGTTGCCGACCTCATCGAACGTCTGAGCGGAGCCAGACATGACGACGATGGCCTTGCCGAAGAGTTCGATGCCGCCAGCGGCGGAGTCGTCGTATGTAGTCGAAGACTCCTTGACGACGATCCACGTCGGAACCGTCAGACTCGACGGCGCAGCGTCGATAGCATCCTTGATGCTCGTGTAGTCGCCAGTGCCGTCCGAGGCAACCACCACGAACGGCATGTTCGACATGTCACGCTTCGATACGAACTTGAACTCACCGTCCGAGAAGTGGAGGATCTTCCAGTTCGCATTCGGGTCCACTACGTCACCCGCTTAGGCACGAAGCGGAACGTGACCTGGTTGACTCCCCACGCTACATCGTTCGGACCCGTGATCTTCAACGCCGCGCTATACGCGGTGCCCATTGCTCCACCACGCACGTTGTTCTGCTGCCCAGCGATACCAGGCGTGGCAGTGCCCAGCCCCGCCACCGTGAACGTACGCACGGGCGGGATGTCCACGCTCCAGTTGCGGTACGCATTCACCGTGAAGCTCTTGTTCGTTGCCATCGCGTCGAACGTCAGCGAGAAGCGGCGGAACCGCTTCTTGCGGGCAGGGTCCCCGCCATCGACCCAGGACGTGAACAGGTACCCGTTGTAGTTGACCTCGTTCGTTGCATCGAAGCGGTCGTCCACGTCGGTGGACAGGACCTGCTGGATCGCCAGGAAGTTCTGATAGGTGGTGCTCGCACCACCCTCGTTCGTGAACGGGCCAGCGCCCATGATAAAGTGGCGGCCCGCAGACCCCGTGAACGTCGCAAGGTACGAGAAGCCAACAGAGTAGACCCACCACCCGTCGCCCACGTTCTCGTCGTGGATGAACGTACGGTTCGTGCGAGTCGCACCCTGCCACTTCATCCCGCTCACGGCAATCTTCGTGCCGCACGTAGTCAGCGTGACGTTACGCGAGTCAGTCAGTCGACCATCATCCATCGCCCTGGAGATGTTCGAGAACATGTCCTCGACTTTCCAGCCCTTGTTCATCGGCGTGATCTTCATAACGCCGACGGCCTCATCGAAGAACACCACGCCGTCGAGGTAGCCCGCAGCACACGCCTTGTTGGGGATGCCGACGCCGTCAGCGATCTTCGTGATCGCGTACGTCTCGGTCGAGTAGCCATCCAGCACCCACACCGAGTGGTGCTTGAACATGAACAGGCGGCCCTGCGCACTCACCATCGCAACGATGCGGTCGTTGTCCTGGCCCTCGCCCACGTCGATGAAGTCGTTCGTGCGGTAGTCGCCAGGCTGGCCAGGGTGTGACCAGCGAATGCGTGCGGGGTGCCGCACCGAGTTCTCACGCACGTCAGCGTGGAACAGGTACGAGCCGTGCGCGCACACGAGGCTCGCCTTCGGAGACTTGCCGCCCGCAGGCGCAGCCAGGTTGTCGTTGTAGTTGCCGAACGCGTCCGTCAACTCGGCGTGCAGTGTGCCGTCGGTCTGGAACGTCTGCGTCGGAGTCAGGTAGTCCCTGTGGATGTACAGGTACTGCTCCGTCACCGTGGTGGCGCGCGCCATCAGCGCCGCCGACCAGCGGTAGCTCAACGTCGTGTCAGCGTCCGTCGTGAATGTGAGTAGCGCCGTGCGCGCTCCGCCGTCCGTGATGGCGGCCGAGTTCCACGTCGCCAAGCGGTCGTGCGTACCGTCCGTGTTGCCCATCAGAATGTAACCATTGTCGGTGTCGTTCTGATAGTGGTACAAGAACTTGACGGGCTTCGACGCGTCAGTCGTCGTGCCCGCGTTGCCCAGCGAGCGGAACGACGAGCGGCGGACGAATCCGCCCTTCACGTCGGGGTCGATGTCTAGCGCGTCAGCGAACTGGTTCTTCGGAAGCTGCAGGTCGTCGGCAGACAGGTTGATGCCGCCAGTGAAATCGCGCAAGAACGCCGACGAGATCGGCGGAGGCGAGCCCTGGATCGGTGGTGTGGGGATGATCGGCATGCCGACCTACTCCCACGGCATGCGAAGGCGGCCGTCGGGGTACTTGTACCCAGGCCCGTCGCCGCTGCGATCCCCGCCCAGCACGAAGCGGTTGGCACCGCTCGTGCGGTTCAACTGGCGCTGGATGATGTCGAGTTCGCCCTCGAAGCGAGCCATGACCAACTGCGCCATCGTGGCGTCCTGTTGTAGCACGTACGCCTTCGCGCACGCGTACTCGCCCAGCAGGAACTGGACGCTCGTCGGGAAGTCAGGCGTGTCGCCGCCCGCCGTGATCGGCGTGTAGGCGCGGTAGCCCTTCACGATGTACGACTCGGCGGCCGTCGGAGACGGCCAGAGGAAGACCTGCGCAGCCCCGCTGGAGTAGTCGACCGACCAGTGCGTCGGCGTGCCAGTGGTGCGGCCCGACGAGGTCGGGCTCGCGTTGAGCGGCCAGATACGCAGCGCAGTCTCATGGTCGATGGGGACCACTTCCCACTGCGGGCCGATGATCGCTGTCGGCTCCGTCACCGTCGTCACCGTCAAGATCGCGGTAGACGTGGAGGACGTAGCAGTAAACGACGAGCGGAAGAACGACGAGTCCTTCAACGCCTGGTAGCAACGGGCCTCAGCCTCGTTGATCCAGTAGATGCACGCAGCGTCAGGAAGCTCGGTGGAATCCGAGTCCAACGCAGTGCGAATCTGCGTCAGAATCGCAGACACCAGCACGGGTTACTCCTGTTCGAGGTGCCGCGCGCAGTGGAGATGGCCAGGCGACTGCTTCGCCTTGCAGGCCGATCCGTCTGTGCGGGTACCGATGCAGAGGTCACGTTCCTTGTACGGGACCTCGTACGGCGCATCCGACACGTACCTGATGGCGTCCCCGTTGCCGTGAACGCCGTACACCACGCCCACTGCATCTGCGGGCAGGTTACCCTGCCCAGGCAGATACGGACGTGCGCCCTCGACGCCGACCACCATCGCGTTGACGCGCGGGCCTGCGGGTTCGGGCATTACTTCGGGTCGGGGTCATCGACCCCGCGCTTGTGGCCAGTAGCCGAGTCCATCCAGACGATCTCGTCCTCGACGGCCTCGACCTCTTCGACAACCTCGGGGGCTGCCTCTTCGACTTCGACCTTCTTGCGCTTGCCCATGATGCCTCCTAGTTGCCTGGACGCGGCCCAGCGTACGGATGACGCATCAGACGCCCACGAGGACGACGTGGAAGCTGTCACCCGTGAGGGTTGCACCCGCCGCCGTCTCGACGCCGTCATCGAAGTATTGGATCTTCGTGCTGACGCCAGCCGACACGAGGAAGGCAGGAGTGCCCGACGACGCCGTAGCGTCGATGACGGGCGTGACGTTGGTGAGCGCAGCGTCCACGAGGAACGCTGCGTGAATCTCCGACAAGCCCACGTCGGACGCGGTGACTGCGTCACCACCCGTCGAGTAGGTACCCGTCGCTGTCAGCTTCGTCAGCTTGGCACGCTTGTTGCCAGGCCACTTGAGGTCGACAGCCACCGAAGTGGTGGGAGCGCCGTAGCCAGAGCCGAGTCCAGCTTGCTGGACGTACTTCTGCGCTGCAGTGTCGGGAGCCGAAGCGGCCCAGGTCGTAGCCATCAGGTCACGTCCGCCACAAGCACGTTCACAACCACGGCGGTCGTGGTGACCGACGAGTTGAACAGGTTGCCGATGATGAGACGCACGGTGTCGGTGGCGCTGACGTAGCAGCCAACGACGTACTGGTTGGTGGCGAGGCCAGACACAACCCCGAACCCGATCACTACGTCACCCACGGCAACACCAGTGCAGGTGATGTCGGCGGTCGTCAGGGCTGACGCGTTGGCGACAGCCGTGAAGTCGGTCGGGTTGGCTGAGGTGACGCCTGCGTAGTTGAGGATGCCCTTGACGGGGAGGGTCGTCTCTCCCGTTGCCACGGGCAAGCCGAGGACCAGCTTCTCGATGAGATGCTGGCCCGACTTCGTGGTGGTTGCTGCGGTCATGCTGTGTTTCTCCGATCAGTAGGTGGGGGCCGAAGCCCCCACCAGTGAAGGATTAGGACTGGCGGAACACCACGTAGTTGTGGGTCTTGGCAGTCGGGGTGAAACCCGCCGAGGTCAGGTACGTCACCATGATCGCGTCGTTGGCGATCACGTTGGCGAACACTGCCAGCACGCCCGTGAGGGCGACCGTCGGGGCCGAAATGTGCACGATGTCGCCCACCTTGACGCCAGTCACTGTGGCAGCGATCTGATACGCCACACTGGCGTTCGCCGCGGCGGCGGTACCCGTGGGTACCGTCACCGTTACGGTGCCAGCAGTAAGCGGGGCAGTGCCCGTGCTTGGAGTGTCCGTTCCCAGGACGAGAGACTCGATCTGGTGCTGGGCACTCTTGCTGATGTCTGCGACAGCCATGAGATCAGGCCGTTCGGGCGGTGAGCTTGCCGAGTCGGCGGCGGCAGTTCGTCACCAGTTGCCCGTAGCACAGGATCTGTGCGTACGTGGCGTCCTGGTTCGGAGGCCGCATGAAGCCCGTGGACGAGAACCACGTCGAGTTCGCCTTGGCGATCCAGAGGTGGCTGGAGTTGAGGAAGTACATCGGCGTGGTGTCGAACGTGTACCCCGAGATCGCCGTGAGGGCGACATCGAACGTGACGGGAGCGCCACGGTAGAGCAGGTTCACGAACCCAGCGTC